TCGTGTTGATATGAATGCCTGTCGCCTCGGCAATATGGTTTAGTCTTCTATCCTGCAATAGAAATCTAATCTTATCTAATGTATAAATCATATAATTTATTGTGAGTTGGCTTCAAAAAGTGTTGACAGCATACATTGATTAGATTTAGGATGCAACTAATCGCCAACCAGATACCCTGACCGGCGACACTTAGGAGAAGGAAAATGATTATTTCAACAGATGCAAAAGCCATCTATTCGCAATACGGCATCGACTTAGATGACGTTGACGCTGTATTGGTGGCGCATAACTGCAACGTCAAGGCCGAAAACAGCGGCAAGACTGCCCAAGAATGGGCGCATCGCTGCGCAGCCGCAGAGAACGCCGCAACCGATTTGACCTATGCGGAGGTGACACGTGGCCATTAATCTCAAATCAACCGGCAATCTGGCCGGCAATGGCGTAAAGCTCTTGGTGTACGGCCAAGCCGGTGCGGGTAAGACTAGCCTTATCCCAACGCTGCCCAACCCAATCGTTTTAAGCGCCGAAGGTGGCCTCCTATCAATTCAAGATGCCGAGACGCCTTACCTTGAAATCACCACGATGGCAGAGCTGCAAGAGGCTTACAAATGGCTGGCTGAATCTGCCGAGGCTGCGCAGTTTGAATCGGTGGCCATTGACAGCATCAGCGAAATCGCTGAAGTCTGTTTGAACTACGAGAAAAAAATCAACAAAGACCCAAGGGCAGCGTATGGGGCGATGCAGGAACAGATGGCCGACATTATCCGAGCATTCCGTGACCTACCAGCCAAGCACGTATACATGAGCGCCAAGTTGGAGAAAACGCAGGATGAAATGGGTCGCATCTTGTATGCGCCAAGCATGCCAGGCAACAAGACCGGCCAATCTTTGCCGTACTTTTTCGACGAGGTACTAGCGCTTAGAGTTGAAAAGGATGCCGAGGGAGCCACCCAGCGCGCCTTGATGTGCGATAGCGATGGCTTGTGGTTGGCCAAGGATCGCTCTGGAAAACTCGATGCTTGGGAAGCGCCTGACTTGACGGTAATCATTAATAAGATCGGAGCGAAGAAATGAAAGCATTCCCAATAACTAGTGCGCTTGATGACAACAATGGCATGGACTTGCGTGATTACTTTGCGGCCAAAGCTATGCAATCACTACTTTGGAATCCTGATGCGCATTTAGATTCAAAAGAGGATGTTGCAATTGCTGCGTATGAGTATGCCGACATGATGATGGAAATTCGTAGTATGGAGATAAGCACATGAACATCAACATCGTGATAGTCATGGCCATAGCCATCTTTGCCGAAACCATCGTGGAGTGGATTCTATGAACGAAATCGAAACGCTGTCCAAGGAATGGACAATCGCCAAGATGGAAGAAGCGGCAGCAACGTCCTACCGTCGTGAGATTGAGGACAAGCTGGCCAAGCATTTCAAGGTGGCCGAATCCTTTGAAGGCACCCAAAACCGCGAGGTTGGCCAGTACGTTGTCAAGATCGAAGGCCGGATGAACAGGAAGATCAACGCCGACAAGCTGCAAGAGCTGGCGACGGCCAACGGCCTTGAGGAGCATTTAAGTAGTTTGTTTCGTTGGAAACCTGAGATTGCATCCGCTGCTTGGAAAGCGGCTGATGAGAGCATTACTAAACCCCTGTTGGGAGCCATAACCACAACGCCTGGCCGCCCAACATTTACGATAACCATGATAGGAGAAGAATAATGGCTTTTTTAGACCAAACCTTTGAAGCAGATGCAATGCCTGTTAGTGAAAAATCGTATGAGCCGCTGCCAGCCGGTTGGTACACGGCCAGCATTACGGCTGCGGAGTTAAAAAACACCAAGGCAGGAACTGGCCAATATATTGCTATTCGCTACGACATCATTGGCCCTACGCATCAGGGCAGAATTGTTTTTGGCAACTTGAACATTCGCAACCCTAATGCAACAGCCGAGGGAATTGGACGCCAGCAATTGGGTGAAATTATGCGAGCCATTGGCATCGCCAAGGTGCAGGACACGGATGAATTGATCGGTGGCCAACTGTCGATTAAAGTCGATATTCGCTCAAGTGAGCAATACGGCGACCAGAACGAAGTCAAAGGCTTTAAAGCGATTGCCGGTTCTACGCCACCCACGCCTGTCGTAAAAGCGTCAGCGAGTGGTAAGGCTGCGCCACCTTGGCAAAAGAAGTAATAAAAAAAAGGGCAGGGATAAAACCCTGCCCAACTCGTTCACACGAAGGAGAGTGGAATCATGAAAATTCCAGAGCCAGAATACAGCATCAGCAACTTGATTGACAAGCACCACGAAAGCCGCCAAGAGCCGCCACGGCCACACCTTGGCGCATCCACTTTGGGTCACCCTTGCGACCGATGGTTGTGGCTGTCGTTTCGTTGGGCAGTCCAGCAAGCCTTTGACGGTCGAATCCTGCGCGTATTTCGTCGCGGCAATCTTGAGGAAGCGCAGATCGTTAGCGACCTTCGTGCCATTGGTATCGACATCCAGCGCACGACCGGCAACCAATCCAGAGTTGACTTTGGCTCCCACGTATCGGGAAGTCTGGATGGAGTAATCAAATCCGGTGTGCCAGGCGCGCCAAAGACCGAACACGTCGCCGAATTCAAAACCCATAGTTTGAAGTCATTCAACGATGTGGAAAAAAAGGGTGTTGAAGAATCCAAGCCTGAACACTTCATTCAGATGCAAACCTACATGGCCGGTACAAAGATTGATCGAGCGCTGTACGTGGCCGTTTGCAAGGATGATGACCGCATCTATACCGAGCGCGTCAAGTTTGATAAAGAGGTGGCCGAAAAAGCGATTGCGCGAGGCAAGCGCATTGCTTTGAGTGACCGTATGCCAGAACCATTATCAGCCGACCCAACGTGGTATCAATGCAAGTGGTGTGCTGCGCATGATTTCTGTTTCGAGTCCAAGATCACCAAACACGCCAATTGCAGAACGTGCGCGCATAGCACGGCGCTTGAAAATTCAACGTGGCGGTGTGAGCGCCATGATGCCAACGAGATACCTGTTGAGTGGCAACGTGAAGGCTGCGATTCGCACGTACTGCACCCCGATCTGGTGCCGTATCAGCGCAAAGAAAGCGACAACGAATGGCAAGCCATTTACGTCATTAATAACAAAGATGTTATTAACGGTGAGCCTGATGTCAATGTATTTGGCTCCAAGGAAATACTGGCCAATCCGGCAGTCTGCGCCAACCCTGACGAATTTTCGACAGAGTTTCGTCGTGAGTTTAATGCGAGGGTGGTCGGTTAAGTTTATGGGGGAAAGTGGAACTAGGCATAGTGGAGCGGAGATACTTTGTTTTGTCCAGCGCCATGAGTACCCCACCTAATTCTATGAGGGAAAGCCAAACTAGTGAATGCCGGATTGCACCACCGGCGACGAGAAATAGCTAGGGCGGTGAGTACCTCGCCATTATTGATAAAAATTATGCTCCGTGACTACCAACAACGAACCATCAATCAGCTATACGATTGGCTCGAAAAGAACAAAGGCAATCCGTGCCTAGTGTTGCCAACTGGCTCGGGCAAGAGCCACATCGTTGCTGCTCTGTGCAAGGATGCCGTACAACAATGGCCAGAGACAAAAATCCTGATGTTGACGCACGTTAAAGAATTAATCGAGCAAAACGCCGAGAAGATGCGCCAACATTGGGCGGGTGCTCCGCTAGGCATTTATTCAGCGGGTATTGGTAAGCGCGATTTAGGTGAGCCAATTACTTTCGCTGGCATTCAATCGGTACGCACGAAAGCTGATTACCTTGGCCATATTGATCTAGTTATCATTGACGAATGCCATTTGGTTAGTCACAAAAACGAAGGTGGATACCGCACGTTGTTGGCTGAATTGAAGGTCATCAATCCAGAGCTGCGCGTAATCGGTTTAACGGCCACACCGTATCGTCTAGGCCACGGTCTTATCACCGACAAGCCAGCCATATTCGATGACTTAATCGAGCCGGTCAGCATCGAGGAATTGATCTACAAAAGGCACTTGGCCACGCTACGATCAAAGACCACCACGGCCAAGCTAGATACTAGCGACGTTAAAAAACGTGGCGGCGAATTCATTGAGGCCGAACTGCAAAAAGCAGTTGATACCAGAAAGAATAATGAGAGCGTTGTGGCCGAAGTCATTCGCTTGGCTGGCGATCGACAATCGTGGTTATTCTTTTGCGCAGGTATCAATCACGCGAAAAACGTATCGATTGAGCTGCGCAACCAAGGAATTAAGTCGGCCTGTATTACTGGCGAGACATCAAAGACAGATCGCGAACGAATCATCCATGAATTTAAATCTGGAAAAATAAGGGCTTTGACAAATGCCAATGTCTTAACGACTGGTTTTGATGCTCCTAATATTGATTTAATTGCCATGCTGCGCCCGACCATGAGCGCAAGTCTTTATGTCCAGATGGCCGGTCGTGGTATGCGGATTAAAGATCATATCGATCATTGCTTGGTGTTGGATTTTGCGGGAGTGGTCGAGACGCATGGCCCGATTACCAACGTGCAGCCACCCAATAAAGCAGGGTCTGGAAACGGTGAGATGCCGGTCAAGGTTTGCACCGAGTGCCATGAACTCTGCGCTATATCCATGAAAGTGTGTCCGTCCTGTGGCCACGAATTCCCGCCGTCCGTGCCGAAGCCATTAGCGCTGCGCCATGACGATATTATGGGCATGGATGCCAAAGACATGATTATTACCGGCTGGAACTGGCGCAAGCACATCAGCAATGCAAGCGGAAAAGAAATGCTGGCCGTCAGTTATTATTCAAAGAATTTGTCCGATCCATCGATTACTGAGTACCTGCCACTTCGCCACGATGGTTATGCTGGCGACAGAGCGGTCAGAGAGTTAGCCAAGATGGCCAATGCGTCCGGTGTGGGTAGTCGTGAGTTGTTTGCGGTGGGTGTAACGAAGCTAGACCAGATTGCCACGTACATGAATCACGGCAAACCACCGGCCACGATTGCGTATAAAAAAGAAGGCAAGTTTTATCGCGTCCTATCAAGGAAATGGAATGACTGAACGAATCCCCACCGAGCATGAAGAACAGCGAGAAGTCGTTAAATGGTTTCGCCAGACGTATAAAGAGGTAAGAATATTTGCCATTGCTAATGGCGAGAAACGATCTATCACGGTGGCCGCACGGTTAAAGGTTGAAGGAGTTAGCCCAGGTGTTCCCGATCTATACGCACCAGAGTGGAAATTGTGGATTGAAATGAAGCGCATCAAAGGCGGTACGGTCAGCCCACATCAAAAAGATTGGCACGTTTACCTGCGCAGCATTGGCGATACGGTGCTGGTATGCAAAGGCGCTGAAGAAGCAAAAGAGCAAATAATAAAATTTAGGGAGGGGAAATGAATCACAAACTTTTACGAATGTTAAACGAAGCAGGATTTGAATTCACGCCAGACATTATGGCCAAGCTGCCAGCGTTTGAAAATTTGGTTTGGTTGGAGCGTGAGGAGTGTGCCAAAGCAATGGATTTACTTGCTGAAAAAGATTTGTACACCAATTATTTTAAAGTGGCTGCTAATGCTATCCGCGCAAAGGATCAGCATGGAGACTAAATTCTGCACCAGTTGCCAAAGCACTCGCGACTTAGCTGGCGGTGAGTTTCGCAAAACCAGAGCAAGCAATCGCTGGATTTGCAAGCCGTGCTTAGAGCATAAGACAGAGAGCATTTACATGAACCGAACAGGCAAGATTGCTGACGTTAAAACGATCATGGCGAAGTTGTATAGAAAGGCGGCGTAACTTATGAATCCAAAACTAATGGCCGCATGGCTTGATGAAACGGCCACCGACGAGCGCCACAACGAAGCGGCTGCAATGATTCGTCGCTTGGATGATATAGCGTCTGTTGCCAGAGAGGTCGTAGTAGCCAAAACATATACTCACAGTAAATCAGCCTATGCGGAATTAGTTGATCTTATTAAGGGGAAGAAAAATGACTGAACACAAACACGCAAAATTAATCAAAGCATGGGCTGAAGGCGCAAAGATTCAAAAGTTTTCTAAGCGCACTCAAGCATGGGAAGAGTCACCCAATCCAACATGGAATGAAGATACAGAATACCGTTTGCGTATTAAGCCTGACTACGTGATTGAATTAAATGCGCACGTTTTGAACGGCGAATTGTTTATTGATGTTGGCGCACGATTTCCAAATATGTCGTTGGTGTTTGATGCAGGGAGTAATGAATTGAAATCTGTTGAAATGATTCAATGGAAGGGAAAAAAATGATTGCCA